TTATACAAGTCTAAGACTCGCTTGATGTGATCAGGAAAACTCACATTGTTAGGTTGACTAGTACTCCCTGGATTTTGTAAACTTGCTCCTGCAATACTCTGTCTTTGCTTATGCTCATCCTTCAAGTAATAAGTAACCAAATCAAGAACTGCAAGTTTTAAGTCTCCCGGAATCGCAGAATATCCTGCGGTATATATAACTTTTACTGCGCCTGTTCCTGTAGGCCAGTTTTTATATCCTCCAGAAGTAGTTCTTAATATACTATCTGTTTTACTATCTAAAGCGTATTCATATGCTCCGGTAGTAAGCGTACTATAAGCATTATTATATGCTGTTCTCTCTTGTACACTTACAATCGTATTGACGGGGCTTTCAGTAAGCTGTACAATATGAGTGCCCCAATCAACATTAAACTCTTCCGTTTTATTTGAAGAGTAAAAATCTACAAAACTGTTTCCACAATAAGTCTTTACTAATGTACTTATAGAAGGGATTAAAACATTAAGACGTCCATCCTCTTTTGGCTGAGTGATGCCCTCTGCGGTTTTATACTCCTGTAATGTTATCAGATCTGCCATAAGTAAATTAGTAAAAACTTAGGGGAGGAGAACCTCCCCCAGTTTCCATGATTACCAAGGTAATCAGTCGTATCAATTACTGATACTCGATTCGTACTGCAGGCTCATTGTTAGTTGTGCCAGCAACCAACTCGTTAAATCCGAGAGATTGTGCGGCAACAATGGCCGTGCGCTGACCGGCTACTTCGTAGTCAGTCTCAATGCTAACACCCTTCAGTCGGGGGATAACATAGTTGCGTACGTTGACAGCAGCGGCAGCGGTACCTGTAAAGGCGCCAGCTTCCTTCGTGCCTTGAGCAAGTGCATCAGTTGCAACTACGGGAGAACCGTAAATGCTTCCAACAGCACCGATCAGCTTCATTGCTGTGTCGTTACCAACTTCTGATACATCAGAGAAGGCAGCGTCTGCAATCAAGTTGTAGTACTGGTCAATACCAACGATGTATGCAACATCGGCAGGATTCATACCATATTTGCCCATCTCAGATCGGATGGAAAGCAAATTAGCACCAGTAATAGCATCGGAAGTACCAGATGCATCGGGGTCAGTTACAAGAGCAGAGTCTGCTGCGAGGAAAGACCCAGCACCATCAGTACCAGCTCCACCTACGAGACCTACAAAAGAGGAGTTACCATTTATGATGGCTCCGTCAATTGCTTTTGCATGAGCTCTTGCAAGAGCTGAAGTAATAATAGGCAGAACGCTTATCACTACTTGCTCGTCGGTGTCATTTGCAATGAACGTACCAGAAACGAGTCTAAATGCTTGCAACAACACGCGATTAACGTTATAGTTGTTGTCACTTGCACCAGCTTCTTCCAACAGATTGGCAGTAGTTTCCAAGCCAGTTCCGTTGAAGTTAGCATTCTCAGTATCAGGTGCGATCGGCAATACGGTTGCACCAGAAGCTACTTGAATTTCGCGGAAGAGAGGAGCAACTTTCTGCTCTAATCGTACTTCCTCTTCAAAAGCCTGAGAAACACCTACGTCGATACCAGCTGCGCTAGTAGCATCATAGGTTACGCCTGCTTTCTGTAAGACGTCCTTCGCAAAGCCAGTGTCCCAACCTTTACGAGTAACTTTACCAAGGATGTGTGCTTGGAGAAGCTCTTTACCATGCTTCGTAATATCACCTCGGTCCCGATCTGCGAAAACACGCTTAGAATCACGCATCTTTTCGATTTCATCGGATTTTTCTTTAAGCTCAGCTGCATGTTGCTTAATAACTTCATCCAACTCAGCATCTTTGTCAGCCAACTTAGATTCAACATCTTGAACCAAACGCTCAGCACCTGACTCAACACCAGTTACTACAGCTTGCTTGACCTCTTCTTCTTGCTGAACTTTTGCTTCTGCTTCCGCAGTAGCTTTCTCTTCAGCTTCCTTTTGTACAGCTTCATCAGCTGCTTTTTGCTCGGCTTGCTTCATTGCAATTTTAGCAGCAGTTTCCTCAGCTACTTTTTTAGCAAAAGCTTCCAAGTCAACGGGTTGTTGTGTCTCTTCAGACATTTGTATCTCCTTTTGGACTTGCGCCCCGTCACTATTAGTGAAAGTTTTTTTGAAATCTTCGTACTCTTCAAGAGAGTCAAAAGACTTCGCCAGTGAAAAAGTAGCTGACTGATTGCATGGTACAGATACTACCGATACCTCAAATAACTCAGCGTCCTTTATCTTTAATCCGTCGGTTTCCTCTATATAATCAGCGTCCTTGACTCGGAAACCAACAGAAAAGGCCCCAAGAACACCGTCTTTAACTAACTCTACAACATCTTTTGCTGCTTTGCTTATCTTAGCAGTCAGCTCCAATCCATTGGCAGTAGTTTTTAAACTAGTCGCCCGTCCAATGGGCCTGTCATAATTATGATTGAAAAGAATAATAGGGTTCTTTTCAAAGTTGTTTAATCCACCTTTAGTCCAAGCATCAGTTGAAATTGAATCGCCCGCGCGATCAAAGTCACTTGTGCTCGCCATACCACGAATCATAACACTTCCTTCTTCATCAGTATGGGACTTAAAAGTAGAGGTGAGATTAAATACTTTCTCCATTTGCCCCCTCTATCTCCGCTTGTGCGGTCTGTGCCTTTTTCAACTCTTCCAAAGGATCGGTTGAAGTAGGCTTAACATTAGTCAGTCCACGCATAAGGGCGGGACAAAACGATCTCGTATACTTTTCCATAATTGACCATGAACCAAATATCTTTCTTACAGTAGGTATTTTGATTTGGACGGGTCTATTTGGATCCGCCGAGAATTCTCTGGGGTTTGGAATATACCCCGTTTCTGCAAAGTACATAGCCATAGTACCTGCCATTTGTTTTTTCTGTTTAGATGAACCTGCCATTAGTCTTGATCTTCCTCATCTTCTTCTGTGGGTCTGCCGCCTTCATCTGGATTTGCTGCGGAACCTGCAATATTTGCTGGGACACGAATCTCTTCTGCTCCCTCTACAGGGTCAAATCCTAATCGCTCACGAGCTTCATTAGGTGAAATTATACCTCCATTAACTAAGGAGGTATAGTACGCAGATTGGTCTCTTAGTTCTGGTTGTAACGCAGGTATATCAGTAATATCTTCTTTTACGTTAAAACCGAAAAATCTTTCAAATCCAAAGTTAATCTTTCGAACTATAGGTAGTATAGTCTCAAGATAATACATCCGCATATTTGGTCTTATATTTGCATTGTTACCGCTATCGAGTAATATGGGTGGGACTCCAAGAGCCTTAAGTATAATTTTCTCATTTTCCGCTATTGAACTCTGAAAGTCTAAATCTTTAAAGTTTACGTTTGATATCTGGTCTACTTCAATACCCCCATCCAGAATTAAGGGTCGCCTTCCACCCGCGTCAGGCTTATATCTTACTCCCCAAGATTGTATCATTCTCTCTTTAATCTTTTCTGATAAAGTATTTGGACTTTTCAGTACAAGACCTGGTACTGCTCCATTCTTAAAAAAGTTATCTTGAAACTTTCTCATATTTGCCATCAACTGCATAGTTCTTAATGCGGGGCTGAGGCGGGGTACTCCTCTGTAGATTGAGAAGAAAGAGTTTTCCTTTATATGAATAATTTCTTTCGGAGAGTAGTCTACTTCATTACTAAAAGTGTATTTTTCTACGTAAGAGTCACTACTTGAGTGAATTGACATTTTACTAGAAGGAAGATGATATAAATGAACTCCATCAAAGTATATAAAAATGTTTCCGTCTAGTATAAAGTCTGTAACTAAGTTTCTTTTAAATGTGTTTATGTCTTGAAAAAGATTGGGCTCATAGTTAAGTAATGTATCAACTTTAGCCCTTTTTATTCCTTTTACAATTCCGTTAAGTTTAGAAGATCCCTGTACTGCTGAAGGAATTTCTGCCGCGTCGTCAACAATCATATTAACAGCACGGTTTACAATCTCTAACTCTTCGTATTGACGCTCATAACTAACAATAGGCTCGCGAGTACCTTGTACGTCCCCGCCCATGATAGATTGAGAAGGATTTAACTTTTCCTCGTCTGATCTTCCCAAAAATCTATCATACCATGCCATGTTTTTCTCTTTGTATCTCTACCCAACGCTTTTGCTTATCTGCTGTTCCAAGCCCAGGGTCTCGTCCATATACTTTATGTAGTTGTCTATGGTGGTCATAACATAAAGTAACAGTATGTACGTATAATTCGTCATGATGCTCCTCTATAAAGTCTTCTCTTACAGCAAGAATGTACATAGGATTTAAGTCATTTTGCTTAAGCCATTTATGTACTAGAGGCGCTAACGTATAATAATGATGAAAATCAAGTCGAGCGTCTGCTCCACAAATATAGCACTCGGAACCCTTTTCGTACTTATTCTTCGCTTTATCTCGAATATATTTTACTGTATCACGTTTAAGTGTAACCATTGGGTTCTTGGATTTCTAAATTTCAGTAAAAGAATTATATCCAGTTTGAGGTACTATGTCAATAACTATTTTTGAGTAGGTATCCTAAAAACTTATTGCCGAAGTCTCAAATGAGTATAATGCGTATCTTAACGCATCCGCCATGTGTGATGCGTAATTGTGTTTCGGTTTCTCTTTCAGTAGGTTTGGATTAGCGTCCCACTGGTATTGATCTAACGCTGAAAGCGATTCTTTACAAGTTTGTTCAATAAGTAATTTATCATTATCTACAATTCCAGCTACTTGTGCGATTCCATCCAGTACACTCTTCTTTGCATTTATAGTTGAAATGTCAAAGTTTTGTGCAAGGTCAAACCGTGTCTGCTGAGCTGCTGAGTCAATATAAATATAGTCTATATCCCACTTATCCATGCGAGACTTTATCTCTTTTGCGTGCGTCTCTGTAGTTTGTTCTGCATCCAGGTACTCATCGAGTAAATAATATTTCTCATCATCCCAGCAGTAAGCAATAACACAAAAAGCAGTAGGATCACGGTAGCCAACATCCAGTCCCGCAAAAACATCCATTCCCGACGTTTCCATGTCTTGAAATGCAC